ACGTGGTTAAATGGATAGGTTGCCAAATAGGGAATAGTAGGTTGGTCCCATGTATCCGAATCACTTGCCACCATTACGCTGCCGTCTGCTGAAGTTGTCTCATTAAAGTCTGCTGTCGCTATGCCGGTAGTCCTTGCCAATCTACGTAAGGTCAAAGATAAATGCTCTGACTGACCGTTAACCGCCAACCTATTTACATCCGTCTCATTCTTATACTTAGGGTAAACACCGTTAGGGTCATAGAAACCCTTAGAGGGATTAGATAACTCAAAGGGATTGCCAGGTAAACTGCCCATTATCACCGGCTCTTGCATTGATTCGCCATCTCTAAAGTACCCAAAACACCACGTTCCTTCTACAAGGAAAGACGGAGACTGACCGAGTCCACTGATACCACTAGATGTAACAGGCATTATCACTGAGGCCCATGGCAGGTCAACCGTAGGTAGAATTGCCTTGTCGTCTGTGTGGATTCCTATACAACGTACTCTGAGTCGGCCGTTATAGAGAGGGTCATTACGGTCCTCTACCACACCTGTGAAGTGGTAAAAACCATTTCTTCCTAAAAAATTAGTATCGGCCATTTAAATTCCTGTTCATATATGTTCCCTTTTAAAGCACTCGCTATACGCAATATAGTCCTATTTACGAATATCATACGCAAACCAAATACGTTACAAAACTTATTAATATTATTATATAGGTCAATGGTTTACCTCTACGCAAACCATATCTATTCAAGGCCACTCTAAGACCGCCTCTGATTGGCCCTTTGTCTTCAAACTGCTCTGAGTTAGGTGTATTACCTGCTAATTGTTCTTCGAATGTAGTCATATTATCACGGTCTCTCTTACCTGAGAGATATGCTGGTGGTCTATTCTCTTTGTCTATTCTCTGAATATACTCTGCATATTGTCTAAGTGGTTTAAGTAGTTTATCTATCATATTGTATTAGCCTTTACTTGTCTCTCTATGTTATTCTCTCTATACTGGTGATAACGGCCAGCTACTGTCGGAAATCGGAATTCTATCATGTGAGTGTGTTTAGAATTTTACTATCTCCGTCATATACTGTACTGGTCGTTGGTGTACCCTTTGTCGGTATTTGTACTTGACTTGTCTCTATTGGATATGGTGTTCTTACTGCGTCTTTCATTGCATGTATAACCATATCATGTTTGCCTGCCTCTATTGATATCGTATGTTTGATTGACTTGATTAAATATCTACCTGCCATGTAAGGGTTGACTTCTTCTCTCTTATCAAATACAGGTGTCATCAATGGCATATTGAAATTAATAATATCACCTGCACGTAACGTTGTATTACCATGTACCAAAAATATCATGTTATTCTGATTTAACAATGTTGACTGACTATTCTGTTGTTGTACTAGTTCATTGACTGGTATATCTTCATAGTCATTATGTTTCATTGCTGTCTCACTCATTACCATTAGTTTACTCATTGGCATTTGTGATAAGTCTTTATTCGTATCACCAAACTTATGTATTGGTAATGTCATCTGGTCATCTGATTTAGCACCGTCTTTGTGTTCTGTATGAAAATGGTTCTTAAATGATTCTGAATAGTCAAAGTCATTTGTCTCTATTCTCTTATTGAAATGGTCTATTGTAATCAGTCTACTTGCATATGCACCGTTATTAATATTGGTGTCCATATCTACAGGCGATAGGTATTCGTAACGTATAACACTGTTCATTTGTTTAGATACGTCCATCTTACCTATGTTCGCCATTTGGTAAGAATATGACCATTTACTTGGTCTTGCACTTGAACCGCCCATTGCCAACATAGATTCAATAGAACGGAAGTTAAACCCCGTTGCTGTCTCATAAAAGAGATAACCTGTGTTTGCGTAAAGACTTGACCTTGCCTGTTTACCTAAGAATTTGATTGTATCTATTGGTTTTAAATTTGGTATTACGTTCTTTGTGTTTGATTTAGTTGGTTCAAAATGAAACTGTTTCTCACTATTAAGAAAGGTCTTGTCACGCAATAAAATATCTACTGCGTCTTCAATTACACCTTCAAATGCTTGACTTACTCTTGTTGTGTCATTATAGTAGGCCTCAGGTGATATGAAATATATCTTATAGTATTGGCCTCTACTAAATGTCTCATCAACTTTAACTTCTTCTATCTTGTAGACCTGAAAGGGAACGCCCTCATCACCATTAAATGCATAACCAGGCAGACCAGGCGTATTGAATTTAAGTCTAAGTCTTTCTAATCCTGTAATGGGTAAAGTTGTGCGTATGTCTTGCGTATCATACACGGTGATTGCGCCAGAAAGGAAACTCTCTGCTAAATCTTCTATTAACTCAACTTGAATGGTAATCGGTTTAATATCCATTGTTAGAGGAAGGCCCTCTTCAACGTTATTTCTATATGATATTAATTCAATCTGTTCTAAGTTGAAGTCGCCTGCTTTGGTTAAGTTATTTGTTGCCATGTCATTATCTTCTAATCAATTTTTTATATTCGTTTAAGAACATCTGTAGATATTCAGGAGATAGAACCTTAATCTGTCTCTTGTCATCTTGTAATCGTCTTTCATACTCAATGTTTGATACTGCCTCTGCACCAACATAGTCTGAGTTAACCTCTATTTTATTACTCCAGTAGTCACCAGGACCCTCTGGTTTCTGTGTTCCTGATGATTGCGTCACTTCGTAGTGATGTATCTGTTCAGGATTAGAATACTTGTCGTATACAAATTGTTGAAATGCGTAATCACCTAACGGCCACTCATAATAAGGGTTGATTATATTATTTGTAAGTAATACAACCCAATGTAAATCTGCACTACCATACACTTTAAATGCTACGTCTTCTGGTTTATCACCACTGTCTACGTCATATCTATCAAACAACATGAAGTTGTCTTTGATTTTATTTCGTATCTTAATACGTCTGAATATATCAGGCACAAGTTTTTTAACATTGTCGCCTAGTATATCGTATTCTATTTTTGGTAAGTATGCAAAGAACGCCATTAGTAACCTTTCACAATATGTGATTTAGTGATATATTCGTCTTCTACGAATGATAGTGATAACTTCGTGTGAACAGGAGCAGCACCATTCTCATCACCTGAAAAGAATGAGTTTTGTCCGTCTGGTCCATAGTCAACTGAAACATTTTTTAGATAACAACTAGCAATCTTATTTAGATATGTATTCTCTGTGCCGTTGTGTAAGTATTGAATTGAAAACTTATTTGGTATATGAAACATTGCACCGGCACCTTCGCCTGATAATTCAGGAGAACTGTAGTATTTGAATAAGAATATAATATCATGTACCGCTTTCATCTCTTGTTTACTTCTCGGCCAAAAGTCAAATACATAATCGAAACTTCTAAACTCTGGAGCATTGTAAAACTGTTCTTCTCTAGGATTCATTGCTGTGCCTTGACTCTTCATCAACAATCTTACGGGGTCACCTGCACCGGCAATACTAATTGCTTCGCCTATAGCAGTTTTGGCATAACGACCAGCACCACCAACAACACCACTTAAAACACCATCAATTCTACCGGCTGCGTCCTCGGCTGAGGTTGCTTGTTCAACGCCTGCCTTTACATCACCTGATAAATTTGTTGCTTCTGATTCGTATGTTTGTCCGTATGTCACCTTTAATCCAGGTGGCATATAGATTGATACTGCGGCTGTTGTGTTTATTGTGTTCGGCAATTTACTTGAAACTTCACCTGATTTTGTTAAAACAATTGGCGAGCCTGACTTCCTTGCCTTACTAGTTTTTGATTCACCGCCTACAGGTTGACTCAATTCATTTGAATAACTTGCGTCATCATAACTGCCTTGTAATCCAATCTGTTCCATATAGAATAGTATATAATGACCTAATTCATTTGTACCTAAGTCTAATGGATATTGTGCTGTAGAGAATGTAAGTGGATTTGCTTTTAATTTTTCTTGTGGACTATCAGGTATTTCATACGGCGACTTCTTTAAAAGTTGAGCTGCAACTTTACCTTCAGCACCACTAAAACCATCAGCGCCTGCTACTAGACCTTGTACTTGATTAAGTGCTTTAGAAATTGCTGTATTCTGAATCGAACCTTTGATTCCTGATATTGCGTTTCCTATGTATTTTTTGTAT